TCGTTTTTGTTAAGAGTTTTTTTGTGGCGTCTAGGTCTTTTTTTTGGCTTATCTCTTGGAATGAAGTGTGTAAACTTCTGCTTGGCCATTAATCTTTTTTGTATTTATTAAATTTACTTTTGCCTAAAACATCAGACATTTTTTTATTTTTTAATTTAGATTTTCTTATACTACCACCACTGTCTTGAAGTTTTTTAAGTAATAATTTATCATCAATTTTTATTACTTCAGCTACTTCAATTGTTTCACCATCGTCATTGAAAGTCTTTTCAGCTTTAGTTGCTACGAAATCATCGTTTTCTTTTCTTGACATTTTTCTTTACCTTTTTTTTAATCTTTTTAGGTGCTGACATTCTAGAGTTTTGTAATCTACCTAACCCTGATCCTGCACCAGCGGTCATTTTCATAATTAACCTCTTTTAATTTTTTTAATAAAAGAGATGTTATCTCCATGAAAATCAGAGTTGCCTTTAGTTTTGTCCTGAATAGTTTTTTCAGCAGCAGCGTCCATATGTGGTGGATGAGCTTGTGGACCAAAACCTGCAGCAGCTCCACTTGAATTGTACTGAACAGGTGTTCTAGTAGTTTTCTGTGTAGTTGTCATTAATAGATTCCTCCAGTTATATTTATTTTACCAATGAAATTTTCCATTTCATTTTCTCGTCTTGTTTGTTCTTTTACTACTTCATCACCTGGATCTTGCATAGCTTTTTTAATCATAGCAGCTGGCTCGATAGCTCCAGGGAACTTTTCATAAAATCTTTTATTAGCTGCTTTAACATCTTTAACTGAAAAGTTTTCAGTATTATAATTATTAATCGCTTGCTTCGTAAATGGGTTCTTACTCATTTAAGTCCTCCGTTGTACTTAATTTTTTATTTAGTATACCTTGAAAACATGACTGTGTAAAGGTCGGAAGTAACATTTCGCTTATAGGATTTTTATTATGGCCACAAGACCACGAAATACAAGGAACTCCCTTCTCGTCCCAGGCTACTAGAGCATATCCTTTAATATCTACTTTATTAGTAATCTTAATACAAGCATCATGAAAAGCATTAATTACTTCATCGTTTTGACGTTTTTCTACTTCTTTAGTAGTAAGTGGCTTTTCTTTAAAAGGTCTAAACCTATTAAGAGTAATAATGTTTGTCTTTACGGCTATATTTCCTTTGTTCATAATCTTCGTCCTCTGGATCATCAGGGTGAGTTAATAAAAACCCATCACGAATACGCATTAATGCTTGTACACATGTATCATGTACATCGTCAAACTTTCCATAAGGAAAAGCTGCTGATTCATCTAATACACTCTTAGTCCAATCTTCATCCAAAGTAAACACTAATCCACCTTCAAACATTGGAGCAATAGAGTGAGTTCTAGAAACTTTATCTCTATCTGGATTAAAAGTAACTACAGGTACTCCTGATCTTCTCATATCTTGTATTAAAGATTGACCAGAAGCTCGTTGTTCTATTAATACTTGATCTGGTTTCCATTCTTCAAAACTATCTTGTGCACGTTTTCTTAAATCTGGATATTCTAATCTTTCTTTCCATGCGTCTAATAATATTGCTGCAGCATAAGGTTGATTAGCTTCATCTCTAGCTGTAAATACACCCCAAGTAGTACAAGCAGAAAAGTCAGCAGAACTTCTAGTTGAAAAAGCAGTATCATAAGATTGCACTACATAAGTTAATGGAGGTATTTTTTCTTCTTCGTAAATATTCCACCATTCTCTTTTAATAATGGATCCTTCATCACCAGATGGTTGTTGTTGATAAAGAGCTTGCCATACTCTATTTCCCACTGTCGCTTTTATTTTTTCTAAATCTTCTTTAGAATAAGCTTCAGGCCATAATGCATTACCTTTATCATCTATTGCAGGTAAATCTAAAACTTTCCAATCTTCTTTACTCTCTGCTAAAATATGTCCAGCTAAATCGTCTTGGTGCCAACGTGTTTGAATTATAATAATTTTACCACCAGGTTGAAGTCTAGTGTAAGCTACAGACTTATACCATTCTATTAAATTTTTTCTTTGTGTTTCTGACTCAGCATCTTCTCTACCTTTAATCGGATCATCAATTATAAGTAGATGAGCACCTCTACCTGTAATAGCTCCACCTGCACCTACAGCAGAATAAGTTCCACCTTGCATTGTATGAAATCGTTTAGCTGAACTTGAATCAGCACGTAGACCTACTTGTGGAAAGACACTATTAAAATCTGGACTAGCTATCTGGTTACGAACTTTACGACCAAAGTCATCTGCTAGTTCTTGAGCATAAGTAGATTGAATTACAAACTCATTAGGATTATTTCCTAAATACCATGCAGGAAAGAACTCACTACATAACATAGACTTTCCATGTCTTGGTGGCATAAACACTGCTAATCTATTTATCTCTCCTTTTTCTAAAGCTTCTAGATTTTTTGCAATTAATTGTATATGAGCTGGATCCTTGTAACCAGGATATATATGTTTTGAGTAATCTAATAAACTATCTCTAGATTTAGAAGTTGATAGTATTCTATTTAAATGTTCTATTACTTCTGCTGCTCGTGGATCCTTAGTCTTTTTGTATATCTGAATAGCTGACTTTAACTTTTCTTTGATCTGAATTTTTTGCATTTTGTAATCCTCGTCCTACTTCGCCAGCTTTAGTATAAGCTTCAAACTTTTCTGTTAGTTTTTCGAAAGGCTTTATTTCTTTTTTAACAATTTTTTGCCAATGTAAAGAAGTTTGTCCAATTCTATTTAAATACCACGCTAACTTACTTGCATCTGCAAATCTAGCATTTACATTTTTTTGATGATGGAGGTCTCCTTCTTTTTCTGGATGACCTTCTTTATAAATTCTAGATTTAAATATCTCATCATTATTGTTACCAGTAATGTCAGCTCGATCATGTAAAACTTTAATAGGTACGTCTTGCATTATATCTAATAGATACGCAATCTCTGAGAGCCATGCATCATTTTGTCCATGTAAACTTAAATGATCTAAACATCTAAACCAATCCCAGGGTACAATAGGAAAGATACTATAAGGATGTTTAGTTGATTCTTGAACTCTTAATAACTTAAACTGGCCATCAAACTTATCGACTTCTAAATCCCAATGTTTAGTTTGCATAATAGCATCGTCATTAAATATCATGATCCATGTACCTTGAGCATAAGCAGCTAGGCCATTATTATATTGATGTAGGTTTTCGTAACCTAATCTTTTAAACTTTATAACTGATCTAAAAGGATGCTTAACTGCGGTCAGTGCATCAATACTTTCTTGATCGTCTTCATCTACTCCATAAAGTAGTTGAAGTTTGTCAGGATTTTTTGCATTATCTAATAATGATTCTGTACATTTTTTGATTAAGGGTACCCTCTTCCTTGTAGGAAGTAAAATTGAAATAGACATAACTCACTCTATTTCGTTTATGATACTATATAAACAAAAAAGTTTTTGCCCGCCATCACCCCCTGTTTCAAGTAAGTCTCCCTACTGTGTGAAACAACACCTAATCTTTCTTTTCTATTATTTCGTAGAAAAATTTATCCGTATCCTCGGTCATCCAGTCCTTATTTTCTACATTCCATTCGTTTGATTGGACTTTGTAGTCGGGGACTTCGTTTCTCGTAGTGAACGAATTAATGTTCCATAATAGTCGGTTATTAGGTTGAGCAGCAAAATTGCCGTTGTCAAGCTCCAGTACATGAGCGCACTTATGCTCCTGAGGAATTTCAGAATGATCTGTGTCAAGAAGATTGGCATCAGGGTGACACCAGTCAACGGTAAACAGATACTCACCACTATAAAGTTTTTTATCTTTCCCAAAATATTTAGCTCGTTGACCTAATAAAAAAGAAAAATGATTAACAGAATGATGATAACTAAAGCTATTCCACAGCTGAAGTAAGTCGTTTGGCATATCGGGCACATCTTTCCTTTCCATATCCTTAGAGAAGAAGGCAGCAATTGGCAGCCTCCAAAAGCACGCACCATTTTCCAGCATGATATTAAAGAGGAGACCACGACCCTGTATACTTGTAAGACCAAAGATAACACAGTCCTCGCTTTCTCCATGATGTTTTCGTAGATCATATAAATACTCCTTGCGTATTTTACAATATAAAGGTGGAAGGCTACTATTTAAAAAAGACATTGTAAAGATTTATATTAAAAAAAATTTTTTTTACACAAAAATTTATACACATTTAAGCCATTCATCACTCTCTTTATCTCTCTCTCCCTTAGAGAGTAGATTTTCTTTTTAAACTTAATACGATTTTTTTTAATTAAACTTAATACGATTTTATTTTAACTAGATTATTAGAGTAAAAAAAATTTTAGAGAATAAAAAGAATAAAAAAAAAGCGTCTTAAATTAATAAGACGCTTTAATTATTTAATTAAGATTAAAGACTATTAATCTTATTTTTAAAGTAAGAAATATTTTCTTCTATTTCTTTACTTACTTTATTAGTCTTAATAAACTCTAAATTAGAATTAATTAAATCTAAATATAAGTCTTTTTTATTTTTATCTAGATAAGAATTAATATCTACTAATAGATTAACTTTCTTAAATCTATTATTCTTCGTAGTATCGTATTCTATATCTATTTTTCTATAGTTAGAATTAAAC